CGGGGCTCTACAACATGTTAGCGTTGCTAAGGCGAGATTACCCGTGAGGGCCTCTACCTTGTGCGCGAGCGTGCCACTTTCACTTCTATCTCGAACGGAGTCACCGGATGTCGCCCTTAAAATCATTCCCGCTTCCGTACCCTCAAAAGGGTCGTTTTCGGGTGGGGGGCCGGTTAGTCTGGCCAGAAAGCCAGTGGGCCGAGGAGATAAAGGTATTAGTGGAGCCACACGCAGCATCCCGCTTGGCAGCAGGGTGCTTAACATGTTGTGCTGGCATAGCTAACCAGCAACCACCGTCGGACATGGGTTTGCTTCAACTACCCATGGAGTTGCCATGATCCCATTTAACAAAGCTAATGGGTATCCGGTTCCATACTACACAGTGCGGGGTGTTGTCTATTCGTCGAACTTGACGGGACAAGCTTTTGCACCAAGTGAGAATGTGAATTGGTACTCAATGGCGACGAACGACAATCAGGCTGGCTACAAGCTGCCAGGTTGGAGAACGTTAGTTAAGCTCGGGGTCCAAGCCGGAACACCCTATTCAAGGGCAGTTTCTGGCGTAAGGATGGTAGAGAAACCACGTTACAGCATTTCCTATAAGTACGTCGACACGAGCGTCATACCCAACAGGGTTGGCGTCCGCACAGACTACTACGAGGGTTTAGCTGGAATGTCGGTCCCTTCTTTCCATACGGGCAACGCAACGAGGGCAAATAACCAAGCACTGGTTCGGTTTTACGGTGCGATCCGAGCGGAGAGGGAGAAGTTAAATTCCCTTATCACAATCGGTGAAGCCCACAAAGCCGTCAATCAGTTGCGCCACCCATACTTGGCAGTCCAGAACCAAATAGAACGGTATCTCGACAAACTTGATCATGCCTTCACTCGTATCCGCTCCTCCAGGGGTACGAAGAATCCGCGAAAGCGGATGAAGCGCAGGATTAGGCAAGCCGATATTAACCGTCAGGTTCGAGACGTAATTGCTGAGTCTTGGTTAGAAACCTCCTTTGGTCTAGTTCCGACGTTGTCAGACGTTGAGAATTTAGCCATTACCTTATCGGCACTGGGATCTGACGCTGACACTCGACGGAGTTCAGTTAAAGGTTACGGTGAGGAGGAATTTAGCGATAGTCCTACGATAACAAGGAACTTATCCCTTGACGGTTACGCGTATTATGACCTAGTCGAGAAATCTTCGACGAAGTTTCGCGTAACTTATCGTTGTGGGCTTCGTGTGGCACAGACGCTGGGTTTTAGTGATTTTGGGAAATTGCGAGACCTTGCGGGTTTCAATCCGCAAAACTTCGTCCCCACTATTTACGAACTCATTCCCTACAGTTGGTTGGTCGACTACGTGAGCACGTTGGGAGCCTGCCTTACGGCAAACTCCACAAACACAACGGACTTACTATGGGCGATCAAATCCACGAAGATACAGTCAACGTTCAAACGGGTTAGTACAACCCGTCCAGACAAGGCTGCTTCCCTTCTTGGCAATGCTCTTTTGAGCACAACTGGCGCGTCTATTGGACAATGGGAAACACATCTGACAACCGTGTCTCGCGAACTCTTGAACTTAGCGCAACTGCCACAAGCGGAAGTGCAGTTCAAGAAACTTAGTGAGATTAACCCTCTCCAGGCATCCAATGTCCTGGCGGTAATTACGGTTAAGCTCAAGAAGGCGCGGACATCCCTCAAACTCCTTAGAATTTGAAAGGCAAATCCCATGGCATTTAGCTTGGGTACAGTGACTGGCTCTGCTGTCACTGGTCTGACGTCGCCCACTTACACATTCACGGCTGATGTTTCGCCGTCTTCGAATGGTAAGCAGTTCGCGTGTACCACCCTCGGTGGCACACAGACTGGCGTACGTACACATTCAATGAGCAGCCCGTTCTCGTTCACCTGGTTCCGTGACCCCGCGCCTAAAACGCTCGGGGCCCTCGACCAGAATGGACAACTACGGTCAGTTCCGATGAACAAACATCGACTGATCGGACGGGTAGGACTTCTGCCGTTGGCGGGGCAAGCGTACAAGACTGGCCTGATCAGACTGGAGATGGACTTTCCAGCCGGATCGGAGCTAGCTGACGTTGCTCAGTTGAAGGCAGTGTTCTCATGCTTGGGTGGGATTCTCAACCAGTACGCTGACGCTCATTACAACAGCGCAAGCACTGGCGTCATTTGACGCTAGGAGACGGTTGAGGTAGTAATTCCACCCCCAGTTGGAAATACAATCACTGGGAGAAGCAATGTTTCCGTACGAAGACTTGCGACGGGCCCTCTTGAAGGACTTGGAGGTGGATCCGGATCTTTCGCTCCCTGCTTCAGGAGCGGATCCGGTCGTGGTGGCAAAGGTCTCTCTAGCTAATTCCTTGCTCAAAAAGCGAGAGGATTGGCCTCGAGAGAAAATAGCCGAACAAGAGTCTGCAGCACTAACCCTGTTCTTACAAAGCGACAGGGCATGTGCTGAATGGACTCACCACGCATCCACTAGTGAGGACCGGCTCTTTGATGAGAAGCTGAAAAGCTTTTTGTCGAGGATGTTCGATCCCACAAACGGACAGACTCTACCATTCGGACTTCCTGAAATCCGGGAGTACATGATGGTGGGGCCTGGAGCCGCGGTAGGAGCTAATGCTGACAACTTCTTTACGAAGGTGTTTGCATCTCCTCTTTCGGTGACCTCCGAGTATTTGAAAACGTTGTACCGTTCGGCTGTCTCTGAGATCCCGTGGTGGAGCGAAGCGGAATTTATCCGCTCTGCCGCATACGGTTTCGAGATAGTTAACGGGGGCTCTTACTTCAGTGTTCCAAAGAAAGAGGCAATCCAACGTAGTTGCGAGAAGCAGCCTAACATCAACATGATGTTTCAAAAGGCTGTAGGCACCTGGATGAGTATGATGATGCAAGCCTTCACAGGCCTAGATCTTCAGACTCAGCAAGACAAAAACAGGTGGCTGGCGTATAGGGGGTCCCTTACGGGTGCTTTTGGCACCCAGGACTTAACTAGCGCTTCTGACCGCAATGCCAGGGCCATGATCACCCATTACTTTCCACGATTTCTTGTGGGATGGATGGATCTGTTCAGAAGCCCCTCTATCCTGTTACCCAACGGGAAAGAGCACAAAATGGCAATGATGTCGTCTATGGGAAATGGTTTCACTTTCCCTTTACAGACGGCATTGTTCGTTGGGGTGGTTGCCACGTGTTACGAGCTGCTAGGACTGCCTTTTAAGCGCCTAGACCAGAAGCGGCCTGATGATTGGGCCGTGTTCGGCGATGACATTATCGTACGCTGCGAAGCGTATGATCTTGTTGCCCATCACCTGCAAAGGTTAGGGCACATCGTGAACCTGGATAAAAGCTATAACACTGGCGACTTCCGCGAGTCGTGTGGATCTGACTGGTACCGCGGACATAACGTCCGTGGTGTCTATATCAGGTCCCTGCGCTCGCAGCCAGAAATCTACTCAGCCATTAATAGACTTGTCAAGTGGTCGGCTAGATGGGACGTGAACTTGGCACATACGTTATCTTTCCTTCTTGGTCACGTCGAGTTTCTGACGGTACCTTTCGATGAAGGAGAAGACGCAGGTGTCAAAGTCCCATACTCAGCACGAACACAGGGGGGCCGAAGTACTCCCCGACAAGCTAAGCGGATTTCGCGAGATTGGCAAGCGACACCTTACCGGTGCTGCGTGTCAAGACTCAAGAAAGCAGTCGTCAAAGTTCTCAGCAGTGATGCTGAAGAGACGCTGGCTACCCATTCAATTG